GGAATACTGAAGGTTCTGTTGATTCTCACTTGAAATCCCTCAATTTAACAACAATATGACCTTCAACTCGCCAATCGCAATCACAATGCGACGACCATGGACATCCCAGAGTAATTTTTTCATCATCTCCTACTTCCATGTAGGCATATTCTTCTTCTGTCATACGCAATTCATCCAGAGCACCACGTTGATCCATGTGATTCTCTTCGATATGGATCCGTAAAGCGTGAATAAATGGTTCATACCAGATGATATTCATTCCGCACACCTCTGACATTCACTTACCAGGGATAAATTTACCAGGCATTTGAATCCAAATTCTCCAGATCGTTGGAAAACTTCACCACTTCTACACATATAGACCTCAAAACAGGAGTTACAGATAACACACATATTACAACCCAAGTAGAAGTTACTTATGTATGTAACCCAGAAAACCTACGGAACTTGATAGGTTTGGCTTTCAGTACCCTGAAAACCACCTTATACCGTGATAGGTTAATGATTCCATGTCCTACACTACTACTATAACCCTCCTCCTATCATGAAAGGATATGGCCCTAAAGCGAACCTCTGAACCATTTATCATATCGACTGGAATTACTGAATCTGCAGCAAACACTTTCACCCAGTCTGAAGTACAAGTCAATCTTAACCCACTAGATCAGGAAATTCTTCTTATCCTAGCTGTGGACATCGACGTCTTCAACCCTGATGCGATCACAGGTCAAAACACCCGTACTACAGTATCTGTTTCAACCTCATCTCAAACAGGTGTAGTAGGTCTTGACTCATCTGCTTGCATCGCAACAGCTGCAAACGAGATTAAAACTGATGGTGTTGCAATGGTTGGATTTGACCGACTAGACAATGTTGGACCGGCATCTACACTAATCGACTACATTGGCATCTTGGCCACAAACAACTTCTACCTGCAGACACTTGGAGCAAACAACGCAGGAGCAAAGGGTGGAAACGTCCGTATGTGGTGCGTAAGAGCCAAAGCCGATTCTGCTACCTATGCAGCCCTCGTCAACAGCGAATTGCTCTCTCAATGAGGGTGATTACATCGTTCAGATACACGGCAACTGGTGCGGTCCTAATTGGACTGATGGTAGATCCATTGACGCATTGACATACAAACAGCAAGGTGGCGATTTCAAAGGCCCTTGCATTGACAAACTCGATTGTGCCTGTCGTGCCCATGACAAAGATTGTGCAGATACCAGGGGATGTTCTGCAAAAGGAGATCGTAAACTCATTCAAGCGGCACTCCTGGTAAGTTTGACAACCAGGAATGCCGCATTAGCTGCAAAGGCAAAACTGATCGCATCAGGAATTGCAGCTGCAAGTTTAACCAGGAGTCGATGAAGATGGTAGATGTACGAATGACAATGGACGAATACTTGACACTCCTTGGTGGCATACCAATGGATTCTTCCACTGATTCGAATTCAGTGGAAAACGTTCAACCTAAGAAAAAGAGATCCTCTGCTTATTCCCGTCGCTACAAGGCAAATTTCCGTAAAGTTGCACCACGATTCAAATTGAAGAATGGCAAATGGAAAAAGAATGGCTTCCGTTCTGCAGTGCGACTTGCACATAAGATGTCGAAGAAGTGATTCTGATGGGACTTCTGTATGTTCTGGGGCAGATCCTCAAAGAATTGAAACTACTTCGTAAGGATCTCAAGAAGTAAGTGCAATTAATGTCTTGAGAAGTTCCATCTCAGCACTCATTGGTTCAAATCTTAATCGAAGCTCGAACAGAATTGTTCGAATCGATGCATCTCCTAATCCTTCAGAGTCATCAGGTTCGAGATATTTTCTTAACGCCCTGGTAACTGTCTCAGATTGATTGGGCTTTTTTCTAAGCTCGTGGACTAATGCGACGGGAATACTGAAGGTTCTGTTGATTCTCACTTGAAATCCCTCAATTTAACAACAATATGACCTTCAACTCGCCAATCGCAATCACAATGCGACGACCATGGACATCCCAGAGTAATTTTTTCAT